CCGCCCGAGAAGCCTGAAGGCTCCTCGGCGCAGTCAGTTCACTGGTGCGGGCCGGTACAGTTGGGTTGAAAGGCACTCCGGCCTCCTGCAGTCAGTGGTTAGGCGATGATAACGCAGCCTTCGCCGCCGGTGGTACCGACAGCGACGTCCCAGTCTGTGACCTCTTCTCCACCGCCGATCAAGGCGAGGCGAACCACATCCCCCTCGGTCAGCGCGGCATAAGTCGAAACATTAAACGCCACCGCGGTTTCAGTGTCGAGCTCGGCGACATAGCCCTCGTCGGCGAACGCAAGGATCTCGTTGTTGACCATGATGGCCGCGGTCACGCTGTCAGTCGCCTCGCCGGCGATGGTGCCCTCGGAGACGTCTAGGCCAGCAATTGTGATCGCGTAGCCGACGCCCGTCGGGCCGTTGTAGATAAGACCAGGCTCACCGTCGAGGTCGATGGCGCTCTCTGCGTTGGCCACTTCGCCGGTACGGCCTTCAGCCGTCGCGGAATACACGAAGTTGCCGGTCTCATCGTAGCCTTCGGTCAAAGCGAGGGCCTCAGCCAGATTGGCCGTGCCGAAAGCCCCCTCTGCAGTTTCAGCCGCAGCGGCTTCGGTCGCGAGAACGGAGTACGGGGTGCCCCGCAGTCCAATGTGATGGGAAAGGGTCATTTTGCTCTCTTGCTCTTTCTCTGGGCCGGCGCCTTCTTCGGCTCCGATTTGCTGTCAGCAACCGGAGGCGTAGGTGCCGGCGGTGTGTACTCCAGGAGCTTGGCGTTGCAGGCTATGCTCAGCCGGTCTCCTTCCCCCTCCACCGGGTGAACGAAGTGCGGCAGGTTGCTGGGGAATACCAGCATCAAACCGTTCTTCGGCGCGAAGCGCATTTGCGGCGTCAAGACCAATCCAGGGAGCTGGATGTCTCGAGCGCCGCGCATGTCCATGAACTCAATGGACCCAGGCTTCACGTGGGCACCCGTCGCCATTGTCTTTGCGGGCTTCTCAGGTCCCGCCGCGACGTAGTAGACGCCAGAGAATAGGCAGTTGGGGTGCGTATGCGTAGTGGAATAGCCGCCGTGGGACATCATCATGGCCCACGCCGTAAGCTGCAGCTTGGCTGAGCCGCCCTTGGCGGCGCCAAACTGCGTCAACAGCTTGTTGAACGACTGAAAGAACATCTGGCCGAGGACTTGTCCGTCCTCTTCCAGGTACTTCAGAATGTGATCGTCAGAATGCCAGCAACCGGCAGCATTGCTGCGGTAGATCCCGGTAGGGTCCGCTATGCGTTTCCGGTAACACCCAGTCAAGATGCGCTGGTTCAGCGCTTCCACCTCGGGGCCTTCAAACCTGCTGGCCACCATCCAAGTTGGGAATGCTGGAATAGGCGTATGATTGCCCTGTAATGCTTCCATGTCCTCCTCCTAGTCTTTACAGCGCGAACTTATGCCGCTGCTCTTTCGAGAAGTCAGACACGGCCGCGCGAGCGACCACCATGTGCCGGAAACTGGCGTCCGTGCGGTAGCGCGGGTCTTTCTGGTCTTTGACCATTTCAGCCGACGACTTGTACGGATCAGCCGTGCCCTGAGACGTCTCCGTCTGAGGACGCTGGCCCTGCTGTGTGGTCTGCTGGCCTCCGCCCTTTGTCGGTGCCCCTGCTCTGTTCGCCATGTCCACGGCCGCAGCGCGCCAGCGATTCGGGTCCACCAGCATGGCCTGATACGCCTGCCGCTCCTCGACGGGCATATTGTCGATGGCCCACTGCCGGATATTCCCGAAGGCATCAGCGCCGCCGAAGAACTCGAGGACACGCTGTGCCTGCGCCTGCCCTTCCTTGTGCATCATCTGCGCTATCTGCTGCGCGCGGTCTTTGGGGATGCCAACCTTCTCGAGCGCCGTGAGGTGCTCGTCAGACAGCTTCCCATGCTCAGCCAGATAGGCGTCGACTTCGTCGATCTTCAGGCCGGCCTGCTCGACGGCCTGTGTGGCCTGCTCTTGGCCGGTTCCTTGGCCGGTTTGCTGGCCCGTATTCTCCGCGGATTGTGCGGCGTTTACGCCCGTATTCTCCGCAGCCTGTCCGGTTCCTTGGCCGGTTTGTTTCTGCTTGTCCTGCCAGGCGCGTTCCTTGCCGTAGGCGCCCCAGTCGAACGACTTGTCGTCCGTCTTGAAGTACTTGTCGAAGGCCGCCTTATCGACGCCCAGGCTCTCCGCAGTCACGTCCTCGGGCGCGGACGATGTCTGATCTGCAACGATGTTGACGCTCTGCGTCGAGCCGTTGCCCCCTTGCTGGGTTGTGATCTGATCTGTCATCACGACCTCGGGTTCGGGTTTGAATACCCGACCTGTCCAGCGGCGGCGAGCGCGCCCTTAATGTCCTCTTCGGCCTTCAGGTGCTTCTGCTCCTGTTCAAGGGTTGCGGTGCCGTTGATCACAGCCCGCGCATTGCGGCGCCGCTCCTTGGAGAACATAAGATTCTCCTCGGAGACTATCGTGGCGAACTTACCAAACGGCTTGCCACGCTGCGCCTCTTCCTCGCTGAATGTTTCCCAACCCATTTACTATTCCTCCCCGTACACCTTTTTCTCTAACTTATACAGACGAGAAAATACCGCTTTTACGATAAGCTCTAAGGTGTAAATCGCGTGACTGACTTGTTCGTCTGTTAGCGCTTCTAACTTCGGTCTTGGCATTACTGTTCTCCTCCCTTCATAGCGGCCTGTGCCGCGGGTCCTGCAATCTGCTGGAGCAGTTGAAGCTGCTGTAAGCGCTCCTGCTCCGCCTGCATCTCTTCCTGTGAGTTCACCACGTCTGCCAGGCCAAGGCCGATGGCGGCGCGATACATGAGGTCCGTCCGCTTCAGAACGACCTGTGACGTATCCGGGCCAAGCATGTTGGCAATCTCCGCCAACTGCACGACACGGTTCACGTCGCGCTCTCTCGACAGCGCCTCGACACCGGTCAGTACGGTAGGGGACGCCGTCAAGATGATCGGGGGAAGCGCCGCATCTCGCACCATGTTCTTCACGAGCAGCCGCGTGCGGCGCTCCATCATGGTGGAGTTCAGGACGGAGAAATTTCCGCCGAGGGCGGCCTCGAGCTCTTGAAGATCGCGTTGGATCTCGGTCGCGGTGACGCGCTCGGCGTCACGCTGTCCGGCACTCAAAAGCAAGAACGCGCGCGCGAGCTGCTCCTGCAGCTTCTCCACCTGCGCCATCGTGATCTGATGGCCAGGAAAGTTCTCAAAGCTCTTTAGTTCTACACTCTCCGGGTCCGCCATCAAGACGTCGCCGTTGTTCGCTTCAGCCAGACGGCGCTTCAGTCCGGCGCCGGTCGCACTCGGGCGCACCAACACCACGTTTCGGGACGCCATAGCCGCGCCTTCGATCAGGGCCTTTACCAGGTTGTCCAGGGTCCGCAGGTCCGCGGCGTGTTCAGAAACCTTCGCTCGACCGTAGTCCTCTCCGGGAGAGGAAGACCACCGCAAGAACAGCCAAGGCAAGTCCTCGAGGCTGTACTCCTGGGCCTCTCCGGCCGGCATACCGTCGACTTCAAACTCCACCCGGTACACCACGCCGCCTTCTTTGCGGACAATCTTGATCCAGGTGTAAACGTTGAACTCGTCGTCTCCATCCTTGCCCGCTGGCACGGTGATCCACGGCGGCGCTGTATCCGCGGTCTCCGGCTCGCATAAGACGGCCTCGATCAGACCGCCGCGGTAGCTGCGACGGACCACAAAGCGGTCCAAGCGGATAACGCGGATCGTGTTGTCTGGAAGAACGTGCTCACACACGTTCCCGGCGCACAACAACTGCAGTACCGACATAAGCGTTGATGGACGCCAGTCCTTGTCTTCGGTCTCGCGCTGTACAAGCTGCTCAGACAGAGACAACCCGCGCTGCAGATCGGGAGGGGTCTTGCCCTCCATCGTCATCTGTACGCGCGCCGGCAAATCGAACCGCATGTGCGGGCGCCCCGCAGGAAGGAACGCCAGCGTCAGCCGCGATGCCAAATGAGTGATGCCCGCACCTCCAAGGCCCTGGAAGGGCTCGATCAAATGCGCATCCCGCCTTTTACCGTCTAGCGCCATGAGGCTGGGAAGTGTCAGTAAGGCGTTGTGGCGGGCCCTTTGAAGGAACTGCTCTCGGTCGCGGGCGAGGTACTGGTAGCGTTCCGCCGCGTCAACCATGCGCTACTCCTCGTTAGACGATTGTCAACCCGGAGCGCGTCTGCGTCGGCTCGATACCCGCCAGATCAATGCGCAGGCTGCTACGACCGGCCGCGCGAGCGGCAGCAGTCTGGCGCTTACGCGCCTCTGCGAACTGCGCGCCGCGGTTCGGGTCCACCTGCGTTTTCTGGG